TTTACTCCACATGCCTTTGCATATCCTGCTAGTTGTGCTACATAACCAAAGCTGTCATTCTCATACAAAGTGTTGTAGTCCTTGAACTTATTTTCATAAGACCAAGGACTAGCAGTTTTAACATCATCTACCTTACCATCTATAATCAGGTCAGGTGTACCCTCAATTTTCTGGCTCTTTAAATTAAGAGTTACCTTTTCCCCATTCTGGTAATCAACACCACTTGCACTAAGTATGCCTTTGAATACAGACTCAAGTACGTCCCCTATCATCATGTTAATTACAAAGTTTGATGTTGGGGGCAAAGCAGTCTGTGGTTTATTTTTATCAAACCATAACTGGCAGTATGGTCTACCTAAGTTTGACATACGCAATCTAAAATTATTATTGCTTTTATCCACAAACTGCTTTTTAAGTGAGTCTCTGATTTCATCAGTCACCCTGTCAATAATTTCTTCCGACATAATAGAATCAGTGTGTTTAACTTCCGATAAGTATTTTCGGATTTTAATTTCGGCAGGGTGAGTAATCATTAAGCAGCCTCTACATCTACAAACTCATTGACAGTTTCCTTGTCCTGATCTTTTGCTGCATCAGAATAGGCATTAGCAATGTAGTTATTATATCCTGCAATCCACTCATTAAAATCTTTGAATGTATCCTCATCTGCAGGATGCTTTAATTCAACAACACCTGAATCTAACTCCACACTAGGTACATAATACTTAGCCCCAGAAGCTATGCTTCTTTCCTCTGTTCCTAATGTCAACACCTTTTGTGGAAGTAGATACTTTTGTTTAATCATCTCAGCAATAGGGCCACCCATAATCTTAAAGGCTTCCTTATTATCTACCTCGTAGATGAAAGGTATATCTTTAATGGAAGGAGCTGACTCCCCCTTTTCATTTACAGGTGCAGTCAATGTGATGTGACCAAACAACACTCGTACTCTTTTGATTGACTTAATCAAGTCCTTTTGATCTTGAGGTAAAGAGTTGTAATCCTCAATCCAACCACTAGGCTTACCACAATTAAAACCGCCAGTGTTATCTCTTAGATCCCCTTTCAAATCGTTTGCCATTTCTGTCTTGACAAACATACCCTTACCCTCTGGCCCTCCAGAAGTTAGATACCTCTTGTACATAAACTTCTGTTGAAACAATCTGATCTTAGGATTAGAATCATAAAGTTTTGTATCGTCAGGTAGTGTTAAACAAAAACTTCCTGCATCTACAACCTCTACTTTCTTTTTCTTACCCTTGATCTCAGTCTCACCCATAACTCCTGAGTGATCAATCTTCAATCGTGCAAGTGTACTAGTTTGTTTCTTAGTTTTAGTGTCAGCTTCCATGCCCATAGCTTGAGCAAGTTGAGCAAAGTTTGACGTATTTAATGTTGAAATATCTGTACTCATAAAGTCCTCTCATAGTTCAGTTTGATTTAACCAATCGTTTCCGATCTTCCCTTCTAACAACAATGGCACATTTACTTCTATGCCATATCTAGCTTTAATTACAGCTACTAGATTCTTTTGTACATCCTCAATGATATCAATTACTTGTTGCTCCTCATCAGGGTGTACATCTATCACGATGGAATCGTGTACAGAGTTTACTACACAACTCCTATGTCCGTCAAGTTTATTATACAATTCTACCAGAACCACTGGCACAATATCGGCAGTGGCAAAAGACTGCACTGGATAGTTTTTAATCTGTGTAAAGTTTGTTACTGTACCGTCCCTTCTCCTTTGTGTATCTGGAAAAGCAAACTCCCTGCCACTAGGTATACGAATGAACCCATGCCCGACTGCTTGATTAGCTAGTTTCTTATGCCACTTACCTATGCCTTTGTATTTTTCAATAAAGTGTTTGTAGTAAGTAGCTTCAGCTTCTGTCCTACCATAACCTGTAGCACCATACAACGGGGCAAACGTATGTGCCTTTGCAACCTGTCTCGATGTAGGCTGTCCTGCATCTGATATAACTTTTGCAGTGTAGCTGTGTACATCAAAGCCTTCTGTCACTTCTTTGATTGCAACTGGGTCTTGACTGAGATATGCTGCGACTCTAAATTCTAGTTGGGCAAAGTCAGCTTCTAATATCTTGCCACCCTGGAATCGAGACACAAATACTTTCTTGACAGGAAAGGTAGAACCTCTGGGCATATTCTGCATATTAGGATTAGCTCCACTAAATCTACCAGTAGCAGTGACATGCTGATTCAATCTTACATGTAAGAACCCATCCTCTTTTACAAAGTCTTTTATACCCTCAACAAAGTTTGATAAGTAACTTGTAATAGCTGACAGCCTTCTAAGTTTTGATAAGAACTCAGATGCTTCTGTCATGTCCCGACTGTTAGCAAATCTTTCAAGTATTTCTAAGTTACCTTTGGATGTACTAAACCCACTGGCACTGGCCCACTTTGCATTAGGGGGATTGAATTTAAGTCCTGCTACCTGATTCGTTTCTTCATAAACAAAACCAGAACCACCACAAACATTACACTTAGTAGGTTTCTTAAATGGATTACCATCTTTTTTTGTTTTGTAGAACTGACCTCTACCTTTGCACCTGCCACACTGCTTTGCTTTTGTTTTAAACAAAGTTTTAAAATGCTTTCGGATAAGTCCTTTGAAAACATTTGTAGGTGTGTGAGGTTCAATGCAAGAGTGCCATGCATTTTTATCCAGAGGTTTGCGACTAAATAAAACCCAAGATAATTGTTCAGTGCTGCCTAGATTAATCGGAGTATCACCCATAAGTTTTTTCGTAAACTCTTGTAGGCTAGTTTCTAGTTCTAACTTTTCTTTTCTAAACTCTTTTTCTACATCATCAAGTTTATCCATGTCTATTTTAAAACCAGACTGATACATCCTTGCAAGTACAACTGATACTTCGTTGGTTATATCAATTACATTTCTCAGTCCTGCATCTTGATTAGACTCCAATCGAATCTGCATCTTTTGATATAACTCTTTTGTACATGCAAGGTCACATCGGAGGTAATAGTCTAACTCTTTTCTAGGTATGTCCCGTGTGCTGTAACCCTTTTTAAAATATTCTTTCAGGGTGTCCTGCTTTTCAACAGCACAGTCATATCTCCTAGCAACTGTTCCTAAATCTAAGGGCTGACTGACACCTCTATTGAGTATGTATTCAGAGAGCATTGTATCGTACACTCTTCCTGTATATACGAATCCTGATTCCCAAAGCCATAGTAGGTCGTGAGAAATATTATGACCAACAAGAGTAGTAGTCTCATTTAAAATCCCCTGTAATTTGTTTCTGTTAGATACGACATCATCGTCTTTAGTAATGTCGCAATGGTCGAAAATATAAGTGGATGGATCTTTAGCATCCAATGGGTAAACACCAACCATAACCAGAGAGTTTGTCCTCTCGAATGGGTCAAGGTGTTTCTTATTATCTTTAGTTGTGATTGTATTTTCAACATCAAGTATTGTTACTGTCATCTAGTATTCCCTTTTGTTGTAGCCTTGCTATGATAACTTTCTTAATAATATCTTTAAAAAAGAAAGAGTATCCTAGATCAGAAGCTTCCTTTAAAAAATCTCCTAGTGGAGTCTCTAGTATTTCTTCGTGAGTTTTTTCAACATGCTTTTCTAACTCAGTCACGATGTGTACTCTCCCGTATTAAAGTCAAACTCACAATTAACAATTCGATGCACACCAGATATCTTATTCTTGACTATGTTTAGATACCTCATGCCATCGTCTTCTGTCTGATCATTCATCGGAGGATTCCTAGATACCAGAATCATTAAGTCCGACTCTCCTGCTAGGCCAGTCTTGCTACCTTCAATCATTGCCTGACTGAGAACTATCTTGCCTTCAGCTTCTGCCGATAGCTGTGTACAATACACAACCAGACAACCATAGAGTTTCCCTATGTTCCTTGCATAGATTGCATTAGCTTTTAATACTTCGTGATTGTTTGTAGCTGAACCCTCTTCAGAAAACTTACTGCCTATGTCCATAATAACTATGTCAGGCTTATGGGTTTTAATTACAGACTCTGCCCATGACATTGTTTTACCTGTAGCATCTACAAATTTTATATTGTCCTTGATAGGGTCATACAATCTATGTGCTTGCTGTTTGTTCTCTTTAATTTGCCTCATGGTCATACCAGTACATGCAGTCATGTATCTCGCAGCAATACGTTCTGGTTTCTCTTCGTTACATAAGACTAGGATCTTAGCATTCTGATGTCCCCAACCATTAGACCCTGCACATAACGTAGCATGAAAACTAGACTTACCTACATTAGACCTAGCACCAATCACAAACAACATACCGCCATCGAGTCCCTCAACTGCCTGGAATAATGAGTTGATATTGAAACGATACTTTGTATTACTACTGGCACTATTAATTAGATTCTCAACTGAGTTATCTACAAAGTCAGCTTTGACCTTTGGGGTAAAGTCCTCTTGATAACTTTCAATCAAACCTCTCAAAGGTTCTAATGTAGTCATGTCTCCATTGACATATTGGAATCCAAGGTTGGCTACCTCTTGTCCAACAAACTGTCGAAACATACTGGACAATACTTCGTTAGCTACATCTGAACCAACAACTGAACTGCTCTCTATCTGTTTAAAGATAAGTTCATACTGATGTTTTTGTGATGTGGTTAGTGTAGGATTTTTAGAAAAGAATAAACCTTTGATCTCATCTGTGGTCAAGTCCCTGTCGAACTCTTCCATAGCATAGTCAATGGTTTCTTTTATCTTCCGTAAATCTTTTGTGAATACTTGAGTGGGACATTTACCGCCCCGAACTGAATCGTAAAACTCTTTATTAAGTAGGCTCTTTAATATCTGTTGTTCCATTGAACTCCCTTTTAAGTTTGTGTAAGTATGCAATATCTTCTGCCCGTCTGTATTTTATGTCATCTAATAACTTCAATGCAAATGCATCAATGCCATTAGCCTTTAACTTTCTAGTGTACTCAATAGTCTTAGGTGCTGCATCAGGATCGAGGGCTACTATAACTTTCTTGTAACCCTTTAGTCCTTGTATGTGATTCTGATTAATTGTTGTGCCTAAGATAGCAACTCCTGTGAGTTCAAGAGTTTCCACAACTGCAGCACTAGTACAGTCCTCAACGATAACAGCAATGGCACAGTCTCCCCTGATAAAACCATCAGCTTCACTTCCATATCGTTTCCATTTAGGAATTACTTTTGAATCCACAGCTCGTCCTATGGCATCCACCATCTTGCCTTCAAGGAACATTGGAAATACGATTCGATCTTCTTTGACATCGTAGTGCAAAGATAATTCATAGGAATCTATCCCGTATCTATTGCAGTATTCATCTAGTACTTCCTGCTTAGTCCCCTTGACTACACTCTCAGGTAAAACAAACTGAGTAACCTTACCCACATTCAAACCTTCAAAGGCTTTCTGTGCATCTATATTAAATTGTTTATCCATACGTTTTCTAATCTCCTCAACTGTCATATTAATTCTAGTAGACCCTGATAGATTGCAACTGTTAGCATAACAATTCCAAAGTAGCTTACCCATTTTGTTTGTAGCTGTAAAAGTATTACCTCGATGGCAAGACGGACACTTACCTCTATGCTTCTGTCCGTCTGCCAAATCAAGTTGTTCAACAAACCCTCTTATGTCAATCATCTGTATACCACTTGACAGGTAGAGTACAACTCCTGTTTCAAAGGTTTAACAAATTCTTTCTGGAGAGTTACTTCAGTTACATGACGTACACCTTTGGTAGTCCCTTTACCTTGCCACTCTGGTACGTTGTCATATCTGAGGATTAGTCTTTCTCCCTGATATGTTTCCTTAACTACTGTGGCTACTTTACCTGTAGGTGTAATAACTTTATCGCCTGGTTTGTAATTATAAATTGTTGCCATCTCTTATCTCCTCTCTTGTTTTAATTAAAATCTTCACCACCATGTAAGTATCTATGATCCTGATCATAATAACTTACCTGTTTATGATATTTAAAATCAGGGAGTTCTCCCTCATGTACTTCTTTGTGACCATCATCATAAGTTATTTCAATACGCCCGTATTTTAACACTACAGAACTAACTATATTTTCTAGTTGATACCCGTCTTTTTTTGCTAAGACACTCAAGTCCCATTGAATATTGTGGGTATATTTAGCTTCTACATATGTGTCCATCTCTCTATCTCCTATAGTATATCACCGCCCCCTGCCTCAAGTCGGAGTCTACAGGCTTCGGAGGAACTTGTCAAGGTATTTTTCATATAAGGCTTTACCGACTGTGGATTCTCATGCCCACTAACAGCCATGATCTGTGGCAAGGATACCCCTGCATCTACCATTTCTGTGATAGCTGTCCTTCTCATGTCCATTAGCTGAAGGGTATCAGGTAGTCCTGCAGCTTCACGGATATCTCTACCTATTGTACCTAACATAACTTTGTCATATGGCTCTTCCTTAATCTTGCCATAGGTTATCTTAGGTGCAATGTACGGTTGGAATCCCATGTCCTCATGTTGTTTGACTAACAGGTCATGCAAAGAATCTGTCGTAGGTAACTCAACTCTGGCCCTTCTCTTAGATTGCTCTAGTTTCAAAACCCTGTCATCGAAAGAATAGTTCTCCCACTTCAACTCTCTCATGTCTCCAAGCCTCTGACCCCATGTGTATGCCATGTAAACAATCATGCCTACACTTCTCCACTTGAACTCTTTAAATGCAACCTCGAGAAACTGTTTGACCTGTTCCTTAGTCCATGTCTCCTTGCGTGGCCTGTGAGATAACTTAGCAATCAAAGCAAACGGATTATGGAAACAGCTACCCACTTGAATACTAAAGTTAAATACCCTAGACATAACTGACCTGATGTGATTGGCAGTAGGCACACCTCTTTTCTCTGCCCATAGGTTGTAGTGTTGTTGTGCTGTCGGAGTATCTATTGTGACTACCTTTGTAGTTGCACCTATTGTAGCTATACAGTTAGCCATCCAGATTGCATAGTCTCTCCTAGTAGCAGGAGATAATCTCTCATAAGAAAGAGATCCCATGTAATCCTTACAGAGTCTCTCAAGTGTTACTGCCTTTCGAAATCGTTCTTTGTATGTCATAGCTTCCCCTTTCCTGTCCTAACCTTTTTGTTTCTCCACTTATGCTTTACCTTAGTGGTTTTCTTTCGTCTTCTGGAAGCTTGTTTTTTGTCCTCTTCCATCTGTTTGACAGCATCAAAATGTACCTGTTTGATTGCAGAAATTACGTCTATCATAATACCCCCTTATTATTTTACTGGCTCTAAGCCACAGAAAAAGTTTTCAATAATAGCATCAGCTATCTTTTTATTTTCTACCGTGGTCGGTATACAGTTCATTGGCTCTGAACTATTAATGTAAAAATATATCTGATGTACCCCATCAGGAAAGGTGTGTATCTCTACACACCTATTACCTGCTTTCTTGTATGTCACAGATTTACTAGCAAAATAGTCCTTCCATTCTTTTGCATGAAAAACTTTAGACTTTTTAAATTTGTATTTATCTTCCATGACTAAGCTGCCATACCTAAGAACTGAAACTCAGAACTATTGATGACATCCTGTACATCTTTTTCCATACGAATCCTTTTGGAAGTCATACAGGTGTCAGCCTTCTTAGGTAAACTATCTACATGAGAAGACAAGTGAGTGAGAGTATTTAATACTCTGTACTTGTTCTCTCCTAATGCCCTGTAGTTATCATAGAATCCTATGATTCTCTCAAGCAAAGAATCGTTAGGCTTAATGCCTGTCTTAGTCTTGTAGAATGCTACGTTATCTCTAAAGAATGAGATAGCCTGACTCCGTAAGACTTTGACCTCACGCATCTTATTCATGTCAGATGCCTGATTTCGTAGGTGCATAGGAAACTGTGAGGCTACCTCTCCCACAGTCTCAGGGTCACTAAATGTCGTATGCTTCTGAAAGATAGACGAACCCTCGTTATTACCTACAGACAACATGCCATTCAAACAGGCCAGTCGGAGCACCATTGCTCGAATCTGTCTCAGGACAGTCTGGTCATGGGAGTCCCGTAGGATAATCTTAGTACAGGCTTCCTCTCCTAGCTGTTTGTTGTAGTTCTCATTAGGCAACTTCAACTCCGCAGAGTAGGCTACAGGTTCTCCGATTCTATTGTGGATAATATTCCACATGACCTGTAATCCACTGAGGTCTAGTCCAGACTGGAGTAAACCTTCACTAAATGTTTCCCACATGTCCTTGAAGTTGTCTACCCTGTGTCTGGACTTACCTGAACCAATGACACCATCGGTGTTAGGATTGATAGTCCAGTACTGATTAGGTATCTTAATACCATTACGAACCTGTTGCTCTCGTACTGGTTTAAAGTCTAACTCCTGTGGAAATGTGAATGATGAAAGTGTTGCTGTTGACATATGCTTCTCCCTAAAAATTTACTACGTTAATTAAAGTACATACTAATCATAAGACTTTTTTTCATGCTCGTCAAGTGATTCACTAGCTTTGTATAACTCAATCTTTAACAAAGTATTTTCCAGAATCTCCTCTAAAAAACAGACAAGTGCATTAGATTGATAATCCAGGTTGGACATTTCATTTATTAGCTTTAGTAATTTTTTCTTTCTAGCTAGTCCATGAAGGTCTACTCTATTAACTGTCCAATACAGATTTAAAGCTTCGGATAATTTCTCTACTGGAAAGTGTTCATATCCGTCTGGCAGTCTAACTGTTTTACTCTGAGCCTTTGATGAAGCTGTCTTTTTTGCGGTCATAAGCCTTCCCCTTTCTAAAATAGATGACACATAAAACTATGTCGATTGCTAACATAAATGTAAGAGCTACAGTCATACCACCCCCGACTGCATAGAAGCCTATGCCTTTGTCCATAGGCCCAAGGTAATAGGCAATTACATCTCCAAAGAAAAACATAAATGCTATACCCCAACACAATGCAATAAAAATTGCAGATACAAAAGTAATTAAAAGTTTCTTAGTCATAACTTCTCCTCTCTTATAAATTAGGTACGAAACCTAGAAACATAAATACACCAAACAAAAAACAAGCCCAAAGAATATCACTATTCATAACTACTTACCTCCCTATCAAATTCTTTTTCATTTTCAGACAAACATTCACGACACATGTAGCTGTCAATGTATGTACCGTCCTCTAAGTCTCTGTCGGCAGGAATCCTATCAACAAACAGACCACTGCCAACAGAGGTGTCTCTTCTACATTGCACACACTCTTCTACCATAACTACTTACCTCCCTTTCTATTAGTACCAAAGACTGCACCCCTGTCGGAGTACAGGAACATGCATTTAGCTTCTAACTGCTCGAAACTAAAGTCCTCAAGTGTGGCATCTCCTCTGCCTAGTTTGTAGCCATCGTCCTTCCCAACTGAGTAGGCTTCTGTCCACAGGTCAAACACACTCTGATCATAATGCTTGAGAAAACCCCAAGCAAACCACACACCAACCAGAAAACTAATGACTATTTTCATGTGACTCCTCTCTTAAATTTGTCATAAACTTCATTAGCTACGTTGATTGCTTCCTTTGCTGTATTAAAATTCTGAAAGCTCTCCCTAAGTTTTTTCACGTCGTAGTAATGCACAAAGAAACTGTTACCGTATGTGCCTACAACCATCTGCAATACTTTAGGTATCTCGTACTTGCACACTTCCTGCCTTTCACTTTTCATAACCATACACCTCCACTTTTTGTATACCTCGTCCTATCCACTCAATAACAGGTACTGCCATGCTATTGCCCAATGCTTTGTACCTAGCACCATACGGTGTCTTGTCTCCCCGAATGTTTGTGTAGTTATCAGGGAAACCTTGCAGCCTCTCACACTCTATCGGAGACAGCTTACGAATCCTAGAGTTACCTACAAGTGGGGTATTGTTACCGCCTGTCCCCCATCGAGCAGTGACTGTCGTGCAAACTTCCCCTAAAGGTTTGACCCTAGAGTCTGTGCCATGATTCTCATACACAACTAAGTCGGTAGCATCTTTGTAATCCCTAGCAAGTTTCGTGCTAGACTTTGAGCCGTTACCATACTGTCCCATTCTCTGATAGTCGTATGCTATTCCGTTGTTTCCCTCAATGCTTTCAGCAGAGGTTTGGGTAGCTTGTCTAGCTTTCCCTTTGTCTCTGCTCTTCTCAAGATACCCTGACAGGCTTTCGGACTCAAATAAAGCTTTGTAGGGATATCTCCAATCGGCTGAATGATGTCCAACAACAAAGAGTCTTTTACGTCTTTGGGGGACTCCAAAGAATTTAGCATCAAGTACTCTCCACGACAGGCTATACCCGATTTCTTGAAGACCTTCTGTGAACGTGTGAAAGTCTCGTCCGTTATTACTGGAAAGAACTCCTTGTACGTTTTCCCAGACAAACCAAGTTGGTTTAAAGTGGTCGAGAAGTCTGATAAATGTAAGGGTAAGGTTTCCTCTAGGGTCTTCCAATCCTTTTCTTTGTCCTGCGATACTGAATGATTGACAGGGTGTTCCCCCAATGACGATGTCTGGTTTTTCAATTTGCCACTCCTTATAGTTAGTCATGTCTCCTAGATTAGGAACATTAGGATAATGATATTGTAGAACTTCAGATGGAAACTTGTCGATTTCTGAGAAGCCAATGGGCTTCCAACCCAAAGGCTTCCATGCAACCGATGCAGCTTCTATGCCTGAACATACAGATAAGTAACTACCCATAGTGCATCTCCTCTCTTGTCTCTTCGATGACAAACTTAGCATCTGCAACAGCCTTATTAATTGAATCAAATTCGCCACTCTGATACACATACCTGTCGTACTCACAGTTCCAGAGTTTGTAGCTGTACCTTGATGGAATATCAAGGCTGACATACTTGTCAATACAAAATACTTCGATCTCGTACTCATGGTATTCAACAGTTTTGACAACATTGGCAGTAGCTGATGTCAGCTCTAATATCTTTTGCCTTTGTTCTACGACTGTCTTTTGTAAGTCCTGCAACTCTTCCTTTGTCTCTAAGTGTAACCTGTGTGACTCCCAGACTTTACGTTGCAAGTCTTGCATCTCTTCGTCCTTAAGTTTGTCAAAGACATAGAGTCTCAAAGTCTTAGACTTAGCTATAGGTATGCCATAGGAATGCTTGACCCAATCTTTTTTGTCAGCAGGTTTCTGCCCCCTGACTAGGATACGATACCTGTCCTTGTTGTATAACTTTTTCAAGGTAGCAATAAAGTCCTGCCCCTTGTCGTCATTAGGTATGTCCCTAAGAAATACTATCGGTGTCTTAGCCATGATTAGTCCCTTTCCTTTTTGAAAACAAGTTCGCCTTTTTTAAATGCTATGTAAACTACTGCCATACGATAAATAATCGTATATGCATAGTTCCAGTTTTGCTCGTCTAACTTTACATAGCCCGTCTTACTAGAGTCTGATGGAATATCTAGCTGTCCTACTTCAAGTACATTGACTGTCTTGCCGTCAATATCAAAGCCTTTCATGTTAATTTTAATATCATTGCAAGACTTATCTGCAATAAACTTTTTAAAATGTCCAAATAATAAACCCATAATTTTCTCCTAAGTTAAAATACAAAAAATTCAGGTGAGAGAAAATCTCTCACCATGTTTTAGTTGACAGCTACAGTTTCAGTTATCAACTCGCCATGAGCAGAGAACCTAAAGAAAGCATCAAGGAAAGTAGGAATCTCTTCCTCTCTCAACTCTCTTTCTGCAAGTGCCTCATTCCTCTGCAAAGCAGGTCTACAATTTTTCCTGAATGTACTAAGCATTTGCTGTGAATAACACACTTTACAAATGTCATCGGGTACATCTTTGGAATGCTTGACAGCCTCAACGATAATCGAGGTAGTGTCTTTTTCATAACAAAGCAAACAGTCCTTACACTTTTGACCTGTACAATTCTGCTCATCTTTGTGCAAGTCTTTGCTTACGTTATTGAATACCTTGTCAAAGTGTCTAGGAACTTTGCGTAAGATATGGTTAGTCTTAGGGTTACTGTAAATGAGAATTAGGTTGTCTGGCT